ATGCACACACTTATCCAAACCGAGATGTACAGCAAATGGTTTGCCGCGCTTCGGGATGCGAGGGCGCAGGCACGTATCAATATTCGATTGCGTCGAGTTGAGCTGGGTGTGCTGGGTGACTGCAAGCCGGTGGGCGAAGGCGTGTCGGAACTGAGGATTGATCATGGTCCCGGTTACCGTGTGTACTTCATCCAGCGGGGCTATGAGGTTATTGTCTTGCTGGCTGGCGGTGACAAGTCCACTCAAGCAAAAGACATTCGAAACGCCATCAAGCTGGCCCGAGAACTTTAGGAGCGTGTCATGACAGCAAACAAACTGACTAAATGGGATGTTGTGGACCATTTGAAAACAGAGGAAGACATGGCGCTCTACCTGGAGGCTTGTCTTGAAGAGAACGATCCGGCTTTGTTGGCTGCCAGCTTGGGTGATATAGCCCGCGCTCGCGGTATGGCCCAACTGGCGCGTGATACAGGTCTGACCCGTGAAGGGCTTTACAAAGCACTGTCCGGCGCTGGTAACCCGAGCCTCGCGACCATCATGAAAGTCATGGGGGCGTTGGGCGTGAAGCTGCATGCCGAATTTAAGCCAGCCCATGCCGGATAATTCGTTGACCAGGTCCGCGACCGTATGAGCGGGCAACAAAAAAAATCGGATAGCGGGCTTTTTGGGGTGTTTTTGGGCGCCATGCATTTTCGCTGCCTGGCGTGATTTTTCAGTGCAGGAATTTGAAATCCGAAATTTCAAGACAAAACCGCTATAAGCCCCGCCTGACGTGGGTTTCAGCCGTTCTTTATTCGGCGGCCAGCAGCGTATTTCTCGTGATTGAAATGACCAGGTCATTTTTGGAAAACACGCCGAAACGGCGTTTTCCGATTTTCGATCGCTCTAGTCCGGGCCTCTTCTGATTTTGCCCCTAAGGCTGCCTGTGCTGCGTTCTGTGCAATGTTTTTGCAAAAAACTGAAAAACCTTTCAAAAATTGAAAAACGTGTTTCTGCCCCAAGGCCCGCAGCCGGCTTGGTCGCGAGGGGTGTTTTCATCACCTAAAACTTTTCCAAAAATTTGCACACAGACCCCGTCGGCGGGAGGGGGAAAAGTGCTTTTTCTCTGGCGTTTTTATTTTCATGCGGATTTTCTATCGAGATCAGAAGAGGGGGGAAGTAGTGGAAATATAAAGGCGTTGTATTGTTTTTTTACACATCCATTTTTGTGTCGCTGCTGCGGAGGGCTAGAGTTTGCGGCCCGAACTTAGGATGGATTCTGATATGGCAAAGCCTGCCGCTCGTGTCACTGATACCACCGCTTGCCCGCTGCCCGGCCATGGCAAAAATCCAATTGTCACCGGCTCTGCAGATGTTTTTTTTGATGGTCTGGCGGCTGCCAGAAAAGGAGACCGCAGTGAATGCGGAAGCGCATTGGACGGAAACGTCTCTGCAACCGTTTTCATTAATGGAATGAATGCGGCGCTGGTTGGCAGTACAGGAACGCACGGTAATGAAGTCACGGCGGGCTCCAGCACCATAATCATCGGCGACAGTCACACTCCAGCACCTTTCATACCTCCGTTGCCAATGACCATTCCTAAGGTATTTGGCCAATCGTTCGCCGTCAGCGACAGTGAAACGGGTAAGCCATTAGCATTTCGATCCTTTACCGCCACCGTGGATGGAGTGCGGACAATGGGCGTAACTGACGCAAATGGGATTGCCCATGTGAAGAGCGTTGCGCCCGGGGCAAAAATCTCAATTCACGTTAAATTCAACTCACCTGTTCGTTCCCTGGATGAACTTTCGGAGGACGTTGAATGAGTTCAAAATTCGCGACACAAGCTATTGCGCAAGAGGTAAAGCTGGGCGAGTTTATGTGCCCGATTCCAATCACGGTGAATGATCGCGCTGCCACACGTGAGACCATCATTGAAAGGTTAAGATCCTTAGGTGTCACCTTCACAGAACGTTCTGAGTGGGGTGCCATGAAGGGTAAGCCGGATATGGTGAAGGACTGGGATTACACCATGATCGCTTTGCACCATGCCGGACGCTCGTACGAATGCAGTCCCGGTGGCGTGAAGCAGATGCAGGGAGTTCAAGCCCACCACCTAAAAAACAAGTTCGATGACATCGGCTATCACTACGGGATTGCCTGTGACGGCACAGTCCTGGAGGGACGAGATATTCGGTTGAAAGCTTCAAGCGTCAAACTGTTCAATGAGGGGGTCGTTGGCATTGTGCTTTTGGAGAATTTAACCACTGCAGAAGAGGGCGGTGACATTGTGGCTAAGGGGCGCGAAGCGCTGGAAACATTTGGGTACAGCACGACCAATGTCATTCCTGCCGCCCAGATCGACGCCCTACTCGATTTGGTGGACGCGTTGAAAAGCGTTTTTGTGATTGAGCGGTTTGGTGGTCATCGAGAGTTTCCAGGACAAGATCGAGAAGGAAAAATTTGTCCTGGCAACATTGGCATGGAGCTTGTGAGAAATATTCGCACCAAAACTCAGTTGCTACCGCCGCCCAAACCGGAGGCTGAATGAAGATTCTTCTGCTGGTAGGCCTACTCGCGCTGATTGGCGTTTTAAACGTCGGGTATTACAACGAGGTCTCGGACGGTGAGGTCAATACGATTTTTTTTATTAAAAAATCACCGACGTTGAGAATGCATTTTTTTAACATCCATGCGAACGACGGTGATTACAGAAAGGTTGAAAGCCTTTCAGATGAATACCGGCAGGACATTATTGACTATTGCAAATACCGCCTCGGCATCGAGACAGAGGTGAAAAACCAAGCTGATGTCGAGATGTGCGCGAGAATGTAATTCGGATGTTTCGCGGCTTTAGCCGTCCTTGACTCCCCATCGTGGCGGCCTTTTTTTTCCACATCGCATTTAGAAAACTGCTCCGCAGCTTCCTCTTTCGAAAAAGTTCATCGCTGCAGGGATCCGCAGGCTTTTTCCGCCCCCTATTCTTCGGTGCCGCGCCCAGCCTAGGGCGGTTTGAGCTAGATGCAGAAGTGCAGAAAAAGCGACACATTTAGCCCGCAGGCGAGGTGGGGGGATGACTGCGCGCGCCTAGCGGGGAATGCGGTATTTCAAGGAAGTAGATATGGAATTAAGAACACTGCTTGTGGCTAGCGTTTTGGGAATGATGATCCTGACGATCACATTTTTGATGAGGAACTGAGGATTGCCGACAGATTTTGAGACAAATATGTCGGTCGATTTTATGAAACCCCACTATGGTCTAGACGTTCGGTTTCATGCGTTATTTCAGCCCGCTTTGTCTGTTCCCCAGTAGAGCGGGCTTTTTTTAAGCCGTAATCGGCTTGAGCTTCCCCCCTAGTTGCAGTGCCTTTGCCGCATTCCCGGCAAACTCCCCCGCGTTATCCGCCACCGGCGACGGCCCATGTTTGTGCGCCGCGATCTGCGTGTTCATCTGCTCGAGCACGTCAATCACATCACACAGCACCTGCAGCACGTTGACGCCTTTCGAGCCGATCCAAGTCTTGGGCGCGATCAGCTGCTGGCTGACGCTCGCCACACTTTTGCGCAGGCCCTGGATCTGCTCTTGCAGATCGGCGCCGATGGTGGCGTTGTAGGTTTGCCCGGTCACCAGGTTCAGGTCGCGGCCGCTGGCCAAATGCAAATCGTCCACGCTGGCCAGGCTCGAGGATCCGCCGGACAGCAATTTCAGCGCGCCCAGCGCTTCCAGGGTTTTACTGCCTCCCACCGACTCGCTGCTGTGGTCGTCGACGCTGATGGTGCTGCTTTGGTAGCGTTCCTGATTGTCCAGGGCTTCGACGTCGCGCTCGCTGGCCCGATCAGTGATTTTCGCGTCGGTCTGCCGCGTCCAGTTACCTTCGGCATCGGCGCGCTGTTGCACGGCGGCGCTGTGCTGCCAGAGCAGGTCGCCCTTGGGCACCTGGGGCAGGCTCAGACCGTGCGGCAGGATCTGCGACACAAAGGGTTTGCTCGGCAGGCCATAAGCAAAATTCACCACCACCGTGGTGCCCTCCCCCGGAAAACCAAAAAAGCCCATTTCATCACCACCGCCCGGCACCGGCAGCGGCACGCCGAGCAGTGTCGGCAACGCCGGATCCGGCTCGCCGTTTTCGTCCAGCACCTGCAGGTCGGCGGCATAACGTGGACGAAAATCATCACACAGGCCGCTGTCCGCCGGCGCATCGGCGATGCCGATAATCTGGGCAAAACGTGGCAGGTGATAGTTGCCGGTCAGTTCCGGAAAGCGGCGTTCAACGATGCGGATTACGGCTTGTTCCATTGCAGGCTCATCTCGGTACCGGCCAGCGTCACCGAGGTGATGCGTTCGCCGTGGTTGAAGGTGGCCCCCGGGCGCAGCCCGGGGATGGCGGCGACGGTCGCACGCTGGTTGCCCTGATAGTTGTTCAGCAGCTCGACCGGCAGCTGCAGAGGCGCTTTGTGGCCCCAGAAGCTGTCGGCCCAGCTGCCGGCGTAGACTTCGCCGTCGCCCTGCTGATGCCAGATAAAGTCCGGAATGCTGAACACCTGAGCCAGGCTGTCCATGGCCTGAATGCCGGCGGCCAGCGAATAGAAATACGGCGCTTTGGTCTTGGCGTAAGCCACGTCCGGCACCCGAAAACGCAAGCCGGTGTGCTGACTGATGGCCAGCAGCACTTCGCTCAACGTGACGTGACGCAAACCCAGGGGCAGCGGTTGCATCAGCACCGCCGCCACCTCGCGACAGAACAGCACCTGTTCCTGGGCGTTGGAGGCCGTGCAGCGTTCGACGTAACCAATGAAATGGCGCTGCAGCGGCGTATCGTTGTAGCCGATGTCGAGGGTGACCAGGCCGTGCAGAGGCTGCTCGGCCCTGACCACAAAACTGGCCCGGCCGGGCGTGCGCAGATCCAGGCGCACTTCTTCGCTGACCAGCTCGACCGGCTGACCGTTGACGGTCAACACTTTGTGCAGCTTCATGGCGTCGGCTCCAGATAGGCATCCACTTTTTTAAGCAACCTTTCAAAGCTGGTCAGTTCCGGCGCGTCAGGTTTGCCGTCGCCATCGGCAACGGCGTCACCGGTGCCGGCCTGTTGCGTGACCTTGTTGCCCGCCCGGCGATTTTGCACACGCTCGGGGTTGGAGAGCTTTTCGCTGAGGGTGAACTGCACCCGCCAGGCGGCCAGGTTGTCGTCCTCGCGGGAACTGAGGGTGTCGCTGAACTGCACCTGGCGCACGCCGAAGGCTTCAGCGGTGTTGTTGACCAGGCGGTAGGTCTTGAGCTGGCCACCGCCGGCGGTGGCTTCGGCCAGGCGCATCAGCTCGGTCAGGTGCTGGCTGTCGCGGTAAGGAATGAGCAGCGAAACGGTCAGCGATTTGGGCTTGAAACCGGTGTGTGCGGTGTCGGTGTTGCTGGTCTGCCCGGACAGATCCTTGCTTTCAATGCGCAGATTGGCGGTAACTTTCAGCGACTTGCCGTTGACCTTGTGACCATCGAGCAGCAACGTCATAAGCCCACCAGCTCCTGAACGAACGACAGGCCCGCCGGCGGGCCGACCAGCAGCAGTCCGGCGCACAATACCCATTCATGGCCCGGCGGCGGCACGGCGAGCAACTGGCGGCGCAGTTCGGCGCCGCTGCCCGTCTCGAGCAGGCGGGTGACCATGGTGGTGTCGGTACCTGCGTTGGCCAGCTGGGCTTTCAGGGCGTTGAGCTGGCCGTTGCGCCGCTCGCTTTGCGCCGCCTTGCGTTGGGCCAGCCCCGCCAGATCAGCCAGCGGCGAGCTGTCGGCCGCGTAACCCTCGAGCATCGCCAGTTGTCCGGACAGTGCCTGGCCGGCGGCCTTGGTCAGGGTGCAACGCTCCAGCGGCAGGCTGCCCCAACCGGGCAGCGTATTGGCGATCGGCAATTGCCATTTTTCCGCTTCCAGGCGCGAGAGGTGCCGGGCGCGGTTTTCCGCGCGCTGCAGCTCCGGTACCGGCAGCAATGCATTAAAACGGCCCAGACTGTCGGCCAGTTGTTCAAAGCGCGTGGCCAGAAACAGGATCACCAGCGCTTGCGGTGCTTCGGCGAGCCGCGCCTGGGCTGAGCTGTCGAGCAGCCGATCGCCGAGCAACTGCACCAGGTTCGGTGCCGACAGAAAGCGCTGATAACCGCTGCCCTGACCGACGCCGGGCTGAAATGGGGTCACCGCCAGGCACGCCGGGGCCTGACCCAGTTGCGCCGACAACGCCGCGCGCCCGGCCTGAGCCGCCCCACTGGCCGCAGCCCCCACCGGCCCCGGGGCGGTGCTGGCCAGCCCTTCCAGTTTGCCCAGGCGTTGCGCGGTGTTGGCCAGCTCACTGCCGGCCAGTTGTTTGGCACTGTCGAGGCTGTCCATCCACTGCGTGGACTGGGCGGGCCAGCGCAGGGTGACCGGTGCCCAGTTCATGCCGGCGGCCTCCATTCGATCTGTTTCATGGCGGCCAGATCCTGTTCGGCCAAGGTCTGGGCCAGTTCGGCTTTCAGCTGTTCGGCGCGCTGCAGGGCTTGTTGCTTGAACTTCACCAGATCCTGGCCCACGGTCTGCAACTGGTTGGTGCTGTGCTCGATCAGGGCCTTGTGGCCTGACGAATTACGGCACGCACACAGGCCGTCCAGACCACTTTGAATCATGGCGGTCAGGTTGACCTGGTCTTCCAGCGTGCTGTCGTAACGATAGGGTTTGCCCAGGGCCTTGGAGCTGAAGCCGCCGGCGATGAATGCCGCGCAGCCCTCGTTGATTAGGGCCAGTTTGACCACGTGCAGCTTGGCCAACTGGGTCGGCAGGTCATCGACCCAGCGACCTTTCTTCCACTGCTGATCCGGTTCCGGCCGCTGGGTGGTGTAGCCGTTGGGGATCGGCCCGATGCCGGTCAGGGTCAACGGCTGACGGGTCTGGGTGTCGTAGACCACCAGGCCGTTGAAATAGTCCACCAGTTGCCAGGCCTTGCCGTTCCAGCAGGCGGCTTTGAGTGGCGGAATCTCTGCCGGCGGTGGGGTTTGCACACAGCCGGCCGGAATCAGAAAAACGCCAGGCTCGAGCGGCGATTCTTCGGCCTCGACCTGTCCGACGTACAGGCCCTGGGCATTGGTTTGATAAACGGTTTTGCTCATGGATGACCTCAGTATTTGATGCAGATCAGCAGCGCTTCGTTGAGGGGGCGCGCTTCGTTGCCGCCGTCCGGATAAACCGTGACCGGGTGGGCATGGCCGCCGCCACCGTAGATATTCAGGCCGTGGGTGTGGTTGCCTTCGCCACCAATGCCGATGGCGTGACTGTGGGGATTGGCGGTATGGGCAAAATCACGCCAGACCACTCCGCCGGAGTTGGAACCCATGACCGAGCCGGCCTTCTCGCCAGTGAAGTTGATCCCTTGCCCACCCATCAACACTTTGGTGGTGATCCCGGCACCGGCCTCGGAAGCCCAGGCGGAGTGGCTGTGCCAGCCGCCGGCGTCGATATGGCCGCCATGCGCATGGTGGCCTGCCTCGCCGCTCACCGCGCCGTGAGCATGCGCGGCGTTCTGACTGGGCTGATGCGAACCCAAGGCTCGGCCCGTATCGATGCCACGGCCATCATCCCAGGCGCGAATGAACAGCCCCCGGCTGTCACCGATGTTGAAGGTGGTGTGCCCGTCGCCGGCGCCGTAACGTGTGCCCAGTACCGCAAACAGGCGGGCATAGGCTGTGCGCGAGACATTGGCGCCGTTGCGCTTGAGCCAGCCGGGTGGTGCGTGAGGGGTATCAAACGCGGCAATCATGCCCACCAGCGGATCGTGGATCTGCTGCTCCAGGTTGTTCAGGGCGGCGGTCGTGGCCAGGATCTGGCTGCTGTTGGTTTTCGGGTCGTCGCTTTTGGCGTTGGGCAGGTTGCCCAGCTCCACGTCGTCCTTGGTGGTACCGCGTGCGCGCAGTTTCGGATAGTCGCCGTCGCGAAAGGCCAGGGCCTGAATCACCGGCTCGGTCATCGGTACCGTGACCCGTAGATCGATAATGCTGGATTCGCCGACGTTGCCCAGCGGCACGCAGTAATGGCGTTGGCCGCTGGCATCGGTGTAATCCGCCCAGTCACCACTGCGCGTGGTGAACGAGGCCACGCGGTCATTCAGATCACGCTCCAGGCAAACGTCCAGGCAGACGTTGCCGGCCTGCAGAACGGTGACCGGGAACGGTTGGGTGAGGTTGACGCGGATGCCTTCGACATACCCTGTGCCCGGCGTGAGCCAGAAATGGCTACCGTCATACGTCATGGCAAAGCCCTGTCCTAAAAAACAGGCGCGCCCAAACAGGTCGCGGTTGCTTTGACGTTCGCGCTCATCGATGCCGGCCAGGCGCACCGTGAAGTCGTGCTGCCAGGTGCTGGCATCGATGGTGACGCCTGTCAGCGCCTGGGCGCCGTCATAGGCCACCAGAAAGTTGCGGGTCAGGTTGTTGCCGATCTGCAGCGGCGGGATGTTTTTGCGTTTCTGCTGCAGCGGGACATGGGACACCGCGAACAGCACGCCGTCTTCGTCTTCAAGGCCGACCCAGTTGAAATCCCAGTCGCCGATGTCGGAGCCGAGCTGGGCGCTGTACACCACCTGATTGGGATTGACGAAGCCGGCGTTCTCTTTAGGGATGGCGTAGACGTAGACAATGTGCGCCGCTTCCGGTTTGCCGGCGGCGTGATCGACCGGCGTCTGCGGATCAAGGCCGGGCACGTTGGCAAAGATGAACCGGCTGACCAGCAGCGGTTGCTGCTGGCCTTGTTTTTGGGCGATCTGACGTTCGCCGGCGAGGGTGATAATGGCGCTCATGGGGCGCACTCCTAGAGACGGGCGACCAGCGTCTGCTGGTCGTCGTTGAAATCGACCAGGGCGAGCTGCACCGCCACTGGGGTAAAGGTCACAAAGTCATAACGCCGGCAGGTGCGCCCGTACTGACGAATCAGCACGCGTAGCAGTTCGGGGTTGGCCGAGAGCTGCGAATCGCTGAGCTTGAGCAGCACCACGTCCCAATCGCGCCCGGGCAGGCGCTCCTCGATCTCGACGTAACCCACGCCCAGGCGCTTGAGAATGCGCACCAGGCCGGCGGTAGAACCGGCGTCGACCGAGTTGATGAAGGCGTAGGCCACGCGCAGGCGGTAGAGGCTTTCCGGCTCGCCGCGAAAGCGGCTGATGTCGCGCTGCCAGGCCAGCAGATCCAGAATCACCAGGTGGCATTTGTGCGCATCCATCTGCTGCAGCGGCCACTGCAGCCAGTCGGCCACATTGGCCCACCAGGCCTGCGCGGCAGCACTGAGCCGGGTCAGCTGTGGCCCGCTCAACCAGAACGGCAACTTAATCGGCGGCATCAAGCTTGACCTCCAGGCGCTGCAGGCGCGGAATGTTCAATTCAGAGAGGATGTCGCTGTTGGCAAAGCGCAGTGATTCGATGCGCGGGAACTGCGCGTGCAGTTCCTCGCCCAGGCGTGAGAAGGAGAACCGCGACTGCGGCGCCGTCAGCGTCGGCTGGTAGTCGCTGGCCGTGCTTTCGCGAAAGGCGGCGCGGATGAACTGCTCGACCTCGAGCAGCAGGCGATCGCGCTGTTCGCTGCTCAGGTTCGCCCGGGGCCAGAGCGACAGGATCACGTCGTGGCGGGTTTCGGGCATGACCCAGACCAGCAGGTCATCGCCGTGGCCGTGGTGGCCCTCATCACGAATGTGCGCATTGATCCGGGCCAGATACTCTTCAGCCGGCACGCCGGCATCGAACAGCACATAGGCATTGGCGCTGCCCGGGCCACGTGGCGCGCCGTGCTCGAAAAACACACCGTCCGGACGCACGCCCGGGAAGCTGGCAATCATGGCCCGGTACACCGCGTCGGTGTGGTACTGGTTGACCGCCGAAAACTGGTTGCGGGTGCGCAGGCGCAGCTGGTCGTTGGGTTCGCGATCCGCGCCCGGGGCGGTCAGCCAGTGTTCGGCATTGACCACCTGGACGATACCCGGCAGCGGCTCGGGCAAAATGGCGTAATAACCCGGGGCCAGGTTGTAGCCGCTGCCGGCCTCGAGCGCTTCCACGGCGATGGCCAGCTGCGTCTGCCCGTCGGCAAAACTGGCCGCTGCCGTGGTTTTCAGCTCGTACACGTGGCCATTGATCGCGGCCGACTGCACGCGGGTGCCGGCGTCGACCACCAGCTCGCCGGCGGCCGAGGCGCGGGTAAACAGCAGTTCGCCCTGGGCCTTGGTGGCTTTCTTGCGCTCGACGTTGACCGCCCAGGCGAGCATGTCCAGCCAGCCGTCGACGGCGGTTTTGACAAAGAAGTTGGGCAGCACGGTGTGAATCAGCAGCTCGATCAGCCACATGACCGGCTTGGTCACCAGGGCGGTGACGATGCGCCAGAATGGCGAATAGGCGCTGGTGTTGCTGAGCAGGCTGCCCTGGGCGGCGACCTCCTGTTCCCAGGCCTTTTTCAGTTCCGCCTCGCTGGTCGGAATGCCGGCCTCGCGCAGCGCGGCCTTGAAATCCATGTCGGTGCGTTCGGTTCGCAGGGTCACAGGCTCACCATGAGCTGGCCATAGTTCACGGTGGTCGCGGTGACCACGTAGTGGCCGGCCGGCTCCAGGGCCTGAATGCGCACGGTGCCGGGCACCAGACGCACGTCGGCCTCGATCAGCAGCTCCAGCTGCTGGATGCCGTCGCGCTGGCGGAGCCGATCGCGCTCGGCGACCAGGGTCACCAGCAGGCCGCTGTCGCGGATCATGTGCGCGATGTCCTGGGCGATGCTGGCCCGGCCCTCGATCAGCAGCGGTTGCCGCGCGGCATCGAGCACCAGGTCGTTATGGGCAATCAAAAGATCGGTGTAATCGTTCATAAGGTCAGCCTGCCATGTCCATCAGCCCTTGCAGCTCGTGGCTGGTCAGGGGCTTGCTGGTGTAGATGTTGAGGTTTTCCACTTGTTTACCGTTGTGCTGGGTGTTGGTGTTCTGGATGCTGGTCAACAGGCCGCCGGGCGGCACTGCGGTGGCGCGCGAGGGCGATAGCGAGGGAATCGCCGCGTTGATGGTCTGCTGGGCGCGTTGCGCGGCTTCCAGGCTCGCCAGATCCGGCCCGGCCGGCAGCGCGCCGAACTGCGCCTTGATGTCGACGCCGGGGATCTTGTTCAGCAGCGCGATCAGGCCGTTGATGGCCGAATGAAAAATTGCCACGATCCCATCCCACGCGGCCTTGGCCATGCCGGACCAGCCGCCCATGGAGTCGAACCAGGCCGACAGTGCCGAGAGCTGTTCTGAAACCCAGACAAAGGCGGCGGAGTTGAGCAGCGCGCCTGTCCATTCGTCCCAGTAGACGATCGCGGCGGCAATCACCGCGACCAGCGCAAGAATGCCGGCGACAATCCACGTCACCGGGTTGGCCCACAGCGCCGCGTTGACCAGCCAGATCGCCGCCTGCCAGAGCAGCAGGCCGCCCTTGACCAGACCCGTCCACAGCAACAGGCTGGCAAGGCCTGCGACATACAGGCCAATCATCACGCTGTGCGCAAGAAAGGCCGCGATGCTGCGCCAGGCCACCATCGTCAGCAGTTTCCACAGCATAACCACCGGCACCACGGCGGTTTTCCAGACGCCGAACATCAAGGTCAACAGCGCGGTGCCGGCCGTCAGGGCCATCACGGCCAGCACGCTCATGCCGATCGTACGGGTCAGGTGGGGAAACAGGGTTGTCCAGCGCGTCAGCGACGCACCGCCTTCGGCCAGACGCTCGATGATCGGGTTGAGGGTCGGCAGCAGCTTTTGCCCGAACGAGATGCGCACGGCCATGATCGCGCTGTCGAAGCGCTCCCACGGGTCGGCGATGTCCAGGGCCATCTGTTTGGCCTTGTCCAGGCCTTTGACGTTGTTCAGTTCGTCGATGTTGCTCTTCAACTGGGCGGTCTTGGGCAGCAGTTGGGTAATCAGACCCATGGCCTGCTTGCCGCCGAAGGCTTTTTGAATCTTGTCGGTTTTGGCTGCGTCCAGTTCGCCGAACTTGCCATGGAGCTTGTCCAGGATGTCGACCATCGGCAGCAGCCGGCCCTGACTGTCGGTAAAGGACAGACCGAGTTTTTGCTGTGCACCGTAGGCACCGGCCAAAAACGCCTTGTACTTGGTGCCGGCCTCACTGCCGCTCATGGTCGCCTGCAGGTTGCCGAGAATGGCGAACTGTTCACTGGCGGTGGCGCCCGCCGAAGTTGCACTGGCGCCCAAGGCCGAAAACGCCCCACTCATGCCCTGGCCGGTGGTCTTGAACATTTGTACCGCCGTGGCGGTCTGGCCGGTCAGTTGCTCGACCCATTGCGCCTTGCCCATGCTGTCGGCCTGTTTCTGGAAAATGCCGTACATGGTGCCGACGTAGTTGGTGATGGTGCCGGCATCGGCCTTGGTGGCCTTGGCCAGCAGGTTGGAGGATTCGGTAAAGGCGGCGAGCTGGGTGCCGGACAGGCCGGCAATGGCGCTCTGAATGTCGTAGGCAGAACGCACGAACGCCGTGGCATTTTCGCCGTAGGCAATGCTGAACTGCAGGGATTTTTTGTTGAGCAGATCCAGTGCATCGGCGGTGACGCCCAAGCTCTTGACCTCACCCAGCGCGGCTTCCTGGCCCAGTGCCGGGGCCAGGGCGGATTTGAGCGCAAAGGCCGAACCGATCAGCCCGCCGATGCCCACGCCCATCTGTTTGATGCCCTGGCTGCCCTGCTGGCCGATCTGGGCAAAGCTTTGATTGACCCGACCCAGTGGCTGGGTCACGCGATCGACCAGGCTCAGCACGAAATCCAGCTTGCTGGTGGCCTTGGCGCTCATGCGAACGCCTCACTGGCCATATCAGGTAACGATTTAGCGATGGACATCGTCCGGCAAGCTGGTAAAAACACGACCCCCACGAGGGGCCAACCGCTTCGAAGCCACGTTCGAATGAAGATTGAAGACATGTACACCGCTTTCAAATGGATCACTTTGGCTACGCTCGCACTGTTTGTGGGGGGCTGTGGCGTCTGGGACGAGGTGAACGACGTGCATCCTTACCTGCAAGCCGGCCACGGTCTGGGCGCCGGCGATATCCGCGTCAAGGCGCTGCCACTGGCGAAAGTGGATTCAACAGGTATTGATGCGGTGACCGTGTTTGTGTATGACGACCAACGCCCGGAGAACCATTTCTCGTTCACCCTGGAGCGTGTCAACGTCCGCCCCGGTTACTCCGTGGAGGAGTTCTATAACGCCGATAAAAAGCTGCTGGTGTCGGCCGAATGGGACGGGCGCGGTTACGTCGAATCCACCAAAATGACCACTCATGTTCAATTCGCCATCGAAGAAATCAGCGAAGAACACGCACTGATTCGTCTATCGGCCCGTCTGGTGAACCCTTCCTTCGGCTCTTTTCTGAACTTGCCTCCGATGGCCGTGAAAATCGTTGGCCCCGACCTCGAGGCACTGGTTAAAAAGTCCTGATACGGCAATCTCACGGTTTTTCCCTTTTGCCCGGCACGCTGTCCGGGCTTTTTTTTGCAAGGCCATTTTGACGAAATTGAAAGCGCTCCATCGCCGCCGCTAAATACGTGGTACCGAATCCTGCAAACGGATCCAGAATCACCGTCGCGTTGACAGATTTTGACAATGTCGCGCATCAACTGGGTGCGCTTGCCGGTTATATGGAATTTGTCGGCTTTCAGCTTGGTGTTCGGGTGTTTGTTTTTTTGTTTTCAACATTTGTAAAAAAAAATGATTCAAATGCACCAGTAAATGCACTAGAAATTAACCATTGCTATGTAATTAACTAATATTGATATAAAATATATATATAAATAACATTGAACGTTTTTGTAACGCAGGCTTTACTCCGATTTAAGGAAGACAAGTTTTTCATAGAGAAAAAGAACAAAAAATCAATCTGGAGAATGCGATGCATACCGAAGCCCATTTCGTGCTGGAAGATGTCTTAGTGGCTTGCAAAACCCTCAATGCTTTCGGCGATCTAGCCGCTAAAAATCTTGAAAATCATCACCCTATCGACCTCACCGATGAGGAAAGGGATCATCTAAACCGCGCTTTCAAACTGATGCAGATGTCGCTGGATTGTGTTTCTCCATTGATCAAACCTTCAGGCGTTTCACTCAGCAGGGTTGGGTAATACATCGCTGTTTCCTTGATTTTTGTCCCTTTAAGCCCGGCCCCTCCATCCCGGGCTTTTTTACGTCTGCTGTTTAGCCTTTCAAGGCCTTCGCAATGCCGTTGGCGACCGCGATTTCCATGCGTTTCCAATGTTCGTCTTCAAGCCATTTGGCGGTACCCAGGTTGTCCGCGCAAGGTTCGGCGCCGGGTAACCAGCGCTCGACCAGGGCCAGCAACTGGCCCAGACCGTCCTCATTCAGTCGTTCTGCACGGGCGAGGGCTTTTTTACTACGATCTCAACGTCTGGCCCGTACTCCTCGAGCAGTACGCCGGCCAGCTGCATGGTCAGCACCGGATTGCGCAGCAGGGGCCGCAGCGCCGGCAGTTGCTCGGCCTTGACCGTGGTGGTCAGCAGGTTGTTGGAAGGGGATACCTTGTTGTTCGGGTTGACCGCGTTGAAGTACTTGGTGACGTCGGGCGGGGCCAAGCTGAAAACAAAATCGGTGTCGCCGATGGTCAGGGTGATGTCGCGTTGTTCGGTGTTGCTCATGGTCGTTGCCTTGTGTAGAGGTTGGAAAAATAGGCGTCCAGACAGCTTTCCAGACGCTTTTCAAAGCGGTGTTCGAGCTTCATCAAGCCTTCACCGAAGGCTTCCATCCGGCCGTCCAGCTTGGCCATCTCGATACGCTGCTCCAGGTGTTCACGGCGCGCCGCGCTGACCTGGCGAAACAGGTACACCAGGACGCCGGCGATACCCGTCAACACCAGTTCGGTGAGTAACAACAAAATGCTGATATGCATGGGACTCAGTTCCATCAAGGCGGCCCTCCGGGGTCATCCACTGCGCACTCGATCAGCAGCCGGTTGGGGGCGGCCACCTCGTTGACCAGACCGCGAAACATTGATCGCCAGAGCCTTGGCAGCAGGCAATAGGCACCGGTGGCCGCTGCCACCACTTCCACATAGCCGCCCTGCGCATAGGGTTCGAGCCATTCCCACTGGCTGCCGAGCAGCGCAGTCAGGCCGCCGATCAGCAGGATTTTTTTAAGACTCGGCATCTCAGTAGCTCCACAGCGCGGGAGCAGGCAGGCGTCCGCCGATCGGGGAAACCCCCAGATGCAGAAAATGTCCGTTGCCCTTCTGGCTGACGCCAATGCGGTTAAACCCCAGTTCCAGGGCCAGCTGCAGCAGACGCATGGCATCGGCCCCCCGACAGGCGATGTCGACCGCCAGGCCCAGGCTGTGCTCGCCCGGCTGCGCCTTGGCGGCTTCCACCGGATGCCGGGCGCAGCGGTGGCCGCTGCTGACGATCATCGGTTTGCCGTACATCGTGCGCAGAAACTGCAGGCGATCGAGAAAGTCCGGATCCATCGCCTGTGTGCCGCTTTGGCAGCGGCCACACCGGCAACGCAGCTCGGCGTCGGTAAAGTTCGGCCAGCGTTTTTGGCTATCCATCAGCGCAGGCCCTCGGTCTCGGTGGCATCCAGGTATGGCACGCCGTTGATGCGGATAAAGTCCGGACTGGTGACGTCGAACGGCACCTTGTGCGTGGCCTTGCTGCCACCCTTGGGATCGATGTCCAGCAGGCTCGCAATCTTGACCTTGCAGCCAAAGGCTTCCACGCGCAGTTCTTCGGTGGCGGTCTTGGCAAAAAACAGCGTGTCGAACGGCTCCAGACGGCGGAACGAGCCAGCGCGGCGGGCCGCATCGATCAGCAGCCCGAAATTGGCGCTGTCCAGCTCGAATTCGCCACTGGCGGCCACGTCGCCGTCCACATGACCGTCCGGAACACCTTTGGTCTGGGCCACGGCGCTGTTGTCGGTAATGTCCAGGGTGGCTTTTTCGATGTGCACCTGCAGGTCGCCCAGGGTGACATCGAAGTTCATGCCGCTGATGCGGGCCATGGCTTATTTCTCCTCTTGCAGCGACAGATCCAGCGCGATGTTCGCGGTCAGATCCTTGGGGCAGTTGTAGGGCCGCAGTTTCAAAAAGGCCTCGATGGTGGTGCGGTTCTTCCACACCAGGACAATGGCGTCGTCTTGTGGGGGCTGGATCTCGCCGGGAAATTGCACGCCGGCAAAGGTGGCCGAGCGCGACATCTCGCGCAGCGGCCGCATCAGTTTCAGGCGGGTGCTGGCCATGCTGTTGGGGGTGCTGTTGACCGTGCGATCGGCGACCAGGCGGATCAACTGCACCCGCACCCGGCGCGCCGCCTTGTCGGCCACGCGCAGGTTTTCCAGTACGGCAAAATCGCTGCCCGGGGCGTCCAGCAGGTTGGCGTCGCCCCAATACACGCCGGGGTAATCGGCGTAGCGCTGCGGCACCGAAAAACGGGCCTTGTCCAGTTCCTTGAGCACTGCCGAGGGCAGTGCCAGCCCTTCCTTGTCCAGCGGCACCGGCCCCAGGCCCACCAGCGGGCCGGTGGCCACGCGCATCGGGCTGTCGGCAATGCTCACCGCGGCGTTGGCCAGGCGCCCGGCCAATACGCCCAGGTCATTGCCGTGCAGTTGCGGAACAATGCCCACCAGCGGCGCGGCCAGATCCTTGAGCAGGGCCTTTTGTTCGGTCAGGTACTCCGACCATTCCTTGCCCGGATGAATGCCGGCACTGGCGGCCAGCACGAACAGGCGGCGACCATACTGGCCATTGATGCGCACCGCTGCCGCATGCATGGCGGCCAGCTCGACAGCGGTGCTCACTGGTTTGGTGATCACCACCCCTTCGACGGCCACCTGTTCGTCCTGGGCCTGCTGCAGCGCGTCCTGCCAGTCGCCGTCGCTGGCCAGCGGTGCGGCCATGCACGCCCAGCGATCGCCACCATTGAGGCGTGCAGCGTCGATCTGGGTTTTCAGATCCGAGGGTGCGATGCCCAAGAGCGCGTCCAGGTCGCTGTCGGTGTTGAGGGCCAGCAGCTTGCCGACGTTTTTCGGCGCCGGGCCGATGAACAGGAAATAGCGCTCGATTTCCGTCACCGGGCCTTGGCCCAGGTTCAGGTTGTTGACGCTGACGTTGCCTTGAGCCATGAGGGTCTCGCTATCGAGGTGCGGTTAAGGTTTGCTGCAGGACGGTGCCGATTACCTCGCGCACCTCCCCTGCCGTGGCGCCTAGCACGGAGCGCGCCGGCAGGGCAATCTTCCAGCTGGTCTTTTTGGTTTTGCCTTCAAGCTGGGCCAGTACCAGACCGGCTTGGCCGTTTTTCAGGTGCTCGACAATCCAGCCCAGGGTTGGACGTTTCCAGCGCTTGCCAGCCTTGATCCGGTAGCCGGCTTTCAACAGCGCACGGGCCTGCTGTTTTGTGGCCGGTGCGCTGTAGTCCGCCGCCTTGCCCAGGCGGCGCATTCGCGCCGCACTCATGGTCTGGCTCTGCCCGGCTTGGTGTTCGCCGGCAATGCGCGACAGTCCCGAGCTTTTCCAGCCCAGCACGGCCGCATCAGGGCCGACGCGGGTCACCTGCAGGCTCTTGCCCAGTCCGGTCAGCAGCTTGCGTTTGCCTCGGCCTCGGCGCGGTGCGTAGCTTGTGCCGTCGACATTGCGCTGGGCACGGATGCGCTTGCGGTTGACGGTGCGCAGGCGCTTGGCGGCGGTGTTGAGCAGCCGACGGCGTTTGGCCGCCGGTAAGGCCAGCAGCCGCAGCTTTTCTTTGGCCGCAACCAGACCGCGCACGTCGAATTCAAGTCCGTGCATGGCTTACCTCGCCGCGCTCGGCCGTCCACAGATCGAACGGCACCAGATCCCATCGCTTGCCGAAAGCCTCGATCTCGCCGCTGGCCGATTCGGCCAGGTGCTGTGGCTCGACAAAGTCCAGCTGCAGCTCGACGTCGGCTTGATCCGGATCGAGCTGGTCGATCTCGAATGTCGGCTCGGCCAGGCCATCGCGGTGCGGGTCGTGGTTTTCCAGCCAGGAACCGACCAAAGCCATTAGGCGGGCCGGGTTAATGGTCAGGCGCTCCAGGGCAATGACCGCGTGATAACGCATGTCGCCCATGTACAGGCCTTCGGTGCTGGGCTTCCAGTACAGCGGCAGGGTGACCTGTTCGGCCCAGCTGTCGAGCTGCTCGGGTAGTACCAGGCGGCGCTCGAGCAGAAAGGCGGTCAAGGCGCGCAGCTTGTTCATCAGATCAGTTCGCTGGTGATGCGCGAGCGGCCCTGGATCAGGCGCACGGCCTGCTGGCTGAACGTCAGAAAGGCGCTGGCCGTCTCCGGGGCTTCCTTGGCCAGATTCTGCGCCGAGTCGCGGCGGTTGACCGTGGCAAACTGGCTGAGCAAAAAGGCCTTGGCGCGGCAGTACACCGCACGCTTGTAGCAGGTCACCAGAAACAGGCGATCGGGAAACTTATGCTGGATCAGCAATTGCGGATCCGCGCAGGCCAGCACAGAAATACCGGCGGCGTGGAACTGCTGTTGACGGCGGGCCAGATCCAGATTGATCTCGCCCATCGCCATGACCAGGCCTTCCACCAGCATCTCGACCAGGTATTCCGCTGGCAGCCGGTAGCCTTTCTGAAATTCGGACAGTTCCAGATCCGGCCAGAAGCCGTCATTGGTAATCGGGTGTTCGATCAGGGCGGTGGGATTGCCGGAAAAACTCATGCTCGATTCGCTCGTGGACGGTGAATTAGGGCAGGGGAAAAATCGCGTTAGATGGTTGGCACCAGGCCTTCATCTCGGCGTGTTTCCCCCCTGCGGGGGGTGGAGTCGTTTAACGGGGTTATTCGTCGTTCAGTTTGCGCAGCGCTTTCACGGCGTCTTCGTGCTTGGTCTTCACGCCGATGCTCGGGTACAGCGCCGTGGCGCGTTCAAAGTGGGTGATGGCGATCGCCCATTCCTCACGGTCAAAAGCCATCAGGCCGAGCAGCTTGTGGTAGCGCGCCGGGATCTTTTCAAAGAGCGTCCATTGGCCATCGACACGCGGCAGCATCTGCGACACGTAGGGTTCTGGGTTGCGCCCGGCCTTGAACTCGGCGTCGGCCCAGTCCATCACCGCGTCGGCGACAAAGGTCGGGATGTCACGGCTAAAACGCTCGGGCATCTGTTGCTGTTGGCCCATGGCGAAGTCGGCCAGCTCCAGGCCCGCTTCGAACTGCTCGGTGTCGAACAGCCAGACCATGACCTGCATCAACACCGGGTTGGCATGGTTGAGGCCCGAATCGCGGTAGCGCTGCACGTAGTCCAGGTACTTGGGCAGCAATTCCTCATGCTTGAGGCGCTGCCTGGCTTCCATCGAATTGATGTCCGACAGCCGCGCACAGTCCACGTCCAGGGCACTGAGCATCAGGGCCAAGTGCTTCTGTCCGTTGGCGTTGCCGGCCAGGGCGGTAGCCGGCGTGTAGGTCTGGGCTGCCATGCCGGCAGTGGCCATTGTCGGGCCTTGGGCCAGGGTGCGTCGTTTGTGCTGCAGGGCCAGGCTCATTCGGTCACCTCGACAACCTTGGCGTCTTCGGCGTCTGCGTCGATCAGGTTTTTCGGCGCACGCTGGGCCAGCAACACCACGTTGGCGGCTTCCACGGCGGCAAACTTGCCCAGTTGCTCGACCACGTAGCCTTCGTTGCGGCTGTTGTAGTCCTCGGTGCGCGAGCGCTTGGGGTTCTGCAACAGGTAACGACGCCAGGAGCTGTCCTGAAAGTAGATCGACAGGTTGTCGAAGCTGGTCACCACCACGCCCTTGGACGGGAAAAACGGGCAGGTGTAGGACGGCAGGCCACCGTAGGTGTCGATCACCTGGGACAATTCCACCCGCTCTTTTTCGGTCGGGGTGTGGCCGTGCTTGGCGTACAGCTTGCCCTTGTCGTGGGCCAGCAGGTCGCGACCGATGATCGCGATCAGATCGCCGCCATCGCGGTATTCCTCGTCGATCATCTGGGTGATGTCGTGCACCAGGCAATCGAGGTTTTCATAGTCACCCCCGGCGCCGATCTGGATTTCACCGTCGACCTGGCCTTGCACCAGGATTTGCTGCGGCGCCTGCTCGCGCACGATTTGCAGCCAGCCCTTGTTCACGTCCTGCAGCAACGGATTGGCTTTCGGGTCGGTGTCCGCTTTGACCTCCACGCCGTGCCAACCAATGATGATGCGATCCAGGCCGATCTGTTTGAGTACCGCGGCGCTGTAGCGCTTGGCAAAGTCCTTGAACTTGGCCCAGGCGTCGATGGTGGAGAATTTGAGGGTCACGTCGCTGTGGGTGTCGTACAGCTCGTAGCCCTTGCTGTCCAGATCCAGCACATTGCGCGGTTCGCGATCCTTTTCATCGGTGTTGGTGCGTCCGGTCACCGGGCCGCTGACGCCGATCATGACCTTCTGGCCCTTGATTTCGGTCACGCCGAGTACGTTGATGCGCTGCAAGAACGACGAACTGGCGGTGATCTTGTCGTTCAGGGTCTGGGCCAGCGATGGCTCGACGTTGAACTCTTCAGCAGCATTTTGTACGCCGTAGGTCTTGGCGATGCCGGTCTGCAGCGCGCTATAGCTTTGGCGGGCCTGGGGGCTGAGCGCGCTCATCAGTAGACGTCCTCGGTTTGTTCGGTGAAGGCGCCGGTAGTCAGCTGCACGGGTTGGCCATGGCCCTGATTCAACGCGGTGTTGAAAGTCTGGGTCAGGGTGTCCAGCGAGGTTTTCAGCTCGTTGAACTGGGTGGCGGTGACGGCCGTTGGTTCTACCGCCGGTGCCGGTGGCGTCTCGACGACGGTTTCAACAGCAGGCGCCGGCTTTTGTGCAGCAAAGGCGGCAGCGCTGGTTTCCAGGCTTTTGGCGACGTTGCCCAGGGTGGCCACGGCGCTGGTAAAGGCCTCGGCGGTTTTCGCATCCATATCAGGGGTCTCGGGGTCGGAAGAAGTGGCAGGCGCGACCGGGTCGACCACCTGCGTTTTTTTAAACTGGAAAATGTTGAAAAAGTTGGCCAGCAAGGCCGTGGCGGATTCGGAATCGGATTCGGATTCGGCAGGGCTCAGGTCGCCCAGCGGCTCAACGGAGCCGTAGTGATGCCCATCCTTTGAGCGACGGGAAAAATGCAGCGCTTCGGTGCCAAGGCTCGCCGGTTCATCGGTGACAGCCAGACCGCGCAGGTAGGCTTTGCCGCTGTCGGAAAAGTTGGGCGCGATCTCGACGCTGCTGAACAGCTTTTGCGCTTCCTTGTTCAGTTGCAGCAGGCGATCGTTGGGTTGCAGCTTGGCGAACAAGCGTACCTTGCCGTCTTCCAGCTCTTCGCTTTTCAGCGCGGTCACCTTGCCGAAGTTGCCCATGTAGCGAATGTGTTCATACCAGATGGTCGCGCAGTAGATCTCCGGGTTGTAGGTCTCGGCCATGTCCCGCAGATCCTGCGCATCGATGGAGCGACCGTCGATGGTCTTGCCGCTGGTGGCGACGCGTTTCCAGTCGGAGATGAAGGTGGTAGGCATGGGGCCGATGGCTCGTGTTCGGTTTCGATGGACGCCACGATAGGCACCTCGAACACGTCGGACAAACGATGCAATTCCTGTTTTTGGAAAGCAGGAATTCAACTGCGGGATTCAGCGTTTTACGCCCAATAGACTGGGCTTATGCCTTACGCACCCGAAGTCAAAGAAGCTGCCAAACGCCTGCACCTGCGCCGATACAAGCCGCGCGAAATCCAGGCTCAACTCAACCTGCCAAATATCCGGATCGTCTATTACTGGATCGCCCAAGGCGGCTGGGACGACCTGCTCACGGATGAAGAACCGCTAAGTGCGGTCTGCCGGCGCATCACGCTGATTCTGGAAAAGAAGGAAAGCCTGGCTAAGTCCGATCTGGACGAGCTCGACCGGCTGATTCAAGCCAAAGACCGTCTCCAGAAACAGGCCGCGCAACCTCTGCCCCAGCCGTATGACGATGCGCAGCCCGACTCATCGGACAGAGGACGCCGCTCGCGCGATCGACAGGACTCGGACGGCCGCAAAAAGGACAAGAAAAAAGCGGTCAAGAACGATATCAGCCACCTGACTGAGGTGGACTTTCTCGACAAGTTTGTCAGCAAGCTGTTTGGCTATCAGAAAGAGCTGTTTGCGGCCAAACAGAATCCCCTTACACGCCGTATTCGCAACGTTCTCAAGTGCCGCCAATCCGGGCTGACCTACTACTTTGCCGGCGAAGCGTTTATGGACGCGGTGCTCACCGGTGACAACCAGATGTTCCTGTCGGCCAGTCGCGCGCAGTCGGAGATTTTCCGCAACTACATCGTCAAGTTTGCCCGGCTGTGGTTTCGTATCGAGCTGACCGGTAACCCGATCATTCTGAGTAACGGGGCCGAACTGCGTTTTTTGAGCACCAACAGCACCACCGCCCAAGGGCACCATGGTCACGTCTACATCGACGAGTATTTCTGGATTCGTGACTTCGACAAGCTCAACTCACTGGCCGGGGCGATGGCCACCCATAAAAACTGGCGCAAGACCTATTTCTCGACGCCGAGTGCGGTCAGTCACCAGGCCTATCCGTTCTGGACGGGCGACAACTTCAAGCGTGGCAAACACAAGAAAGCCGGACTCGCTTTCCCGTCTGAGGCTGAGTTGCGTCAGGGCGCGCTGTGTCCGGACGGTCAGTGGCGCAAGATCATCGACATTCATGATGCCATTGCCGGCGGTTGCGATCTGTTTGACCTTGACCAGTTGCAGCTGGAGAACTCTGACGACCAGTTTAACCAGCTGTATCTCTGTCAATTCATCGACAGTACGCAAAGTGTATTCAGTCTGGCGGATCTGGAACGCTGCTATTCCGATCAGTCGTTGTGGAAGGATTTCGATGCAGATCCGAAGGCCAAGCGTCCGTTTGGGAACTCTCCGGTGTGGATCGGCTACGACCCAAGCCGAATGCGTGACGATGCGTCCTGCGTCGTGGTGGCCCCGCCGCTGCAAGCCGGCGGAAAATTTCGCATCCTGGAGAAATACACTTGGCGCAACCTGCCGTTTACCTACCAAGCCGCGCAGATCAAGAAACTGACACAGCGCTACAACGTCCAGCACATCGGCATCGATGTCACCGGTATGGGATATGGGGTCTGTGATGCAGTACGAGACTTCTTCCCGCGAGTGACACCGATTCATTACAGCGTTGAGACCAAAAACGTCCTCGTACTCAAGGCTCAGGACACGATTCAGACCCGTCGTATCGAGTGGGATGCCAGCTGGAATGATGTCGCGGCGGCATTCTTGACCATTAAGCGTGGTACCACGGGCAGTGGCCTGATTACTTACAGCGCCGCGCGTACTGATACTACCGGCCACGCAGATATTGCCTGGGCAGTGATGCATGCCCTCTACAACGAACCTCTCAACATCAACAAAAAGCGCAAGAGCCGCTGGTCATTCCTGGAAGGCACACATGAACGCAGTTACGCAGACCCATTCGGATCAGGCACCGCAGGCAACCGAGCCGCGAAAGATTCATACGTTCAGCTTCGGCGCGCCCGAGTCGGTGCTGGCCAGCAACATGGGCCAGTACCTGGGCGTGTTCACCGGCGACGACGGACGGATCTACACCCCGCCGGTTTCACGCGTCGGTCTGGCCAAACTACTGCGGGCCAACGCGCACCACGGCACCATCCCGCGCTTCAAGCGCAATCTGTTGCTGCGTGATTTCATCCCCTCGGCCGGGTGCGGCGCGCAAACCATGGGCTGCGCAGCGCTGGATTTCATGGTGTTTGGCGAGGCGTATTTTCAGCGTCTGTTCAACGTGATCGGCCAAGTGCTCGAGCTGCAGCACCTGCCGGCGATCAACATGCGGCGCAAGGTCGGGGGCGGCTTTGTCAGGCTGCTGGCAAATGGCGAGCAGCAACATTTTGCTGAAGAGCAGATCGAGCACGTCATGGATTACGACGTGGAGCAGAATATCTACGGCGTGCCGGATTACCTGGGTGGCATGCACGCCCTGTTGCTCAACGAGTCGGCCACCCTGTTTCGCCGGCGCTACTTCAACAATGGCGCACACGCCGGGTTCGTCTTCTACACCAATGCCCCTGACATGACCGATGAAGACGAAGCCAAGATGAAAAGCCAGATCGAGGGCAGCAAGGGCGTGGGCAATTTTCGCTCGATGTTCGTCAACATCCCCGGTGGCGGTGACAAGGCAATCCAGATCATCCCGATCGGGGACATCGCGACCAAGGATGAATTTGAGCGAATCAAGAACATCACCCGTAACGACGTGATTGCGGCCTGGCGTATGAATCCGGCGCTGGCCGGGGTGATGCCGGAAAACGCGGCGGGCTTTGGCGACATCGAGAAGATTGATCGGGTCTATACCAACAACGAGATTCGGCCGATCAGTCAGCTGTTTCTGCAAGTGAATAACTGCCTGCGTAAGGATCGGCAGGTGAATTGGAAAGAAGCAGTGTTGAATTAATAACAAAACACTACATGTTGTGCTTTTGCGTTGGTTGAGTGCGTATATGTTGCGTGCGAGAATGCTTGGATCGAACACGGATGGGGTGTGCCAAGGATGCGAATTTACTGCACGGTATGTGGTGGAAAGGCGTTGATCAGAAAGCGCAACGAGCTGACCAAAGATTTCGTCAAAATCTATTGCGTATGTCCGGATCCGGAGTGTGCTCACAGTTTTGCCATGGATCTGACCTTTTCCCACACACTCAAGCCCTCCGGGAAAGTTGTCGAGCAGTTGATGCTTGAGCGCTTCGCCGATATGTCAAACGCGCAACAGACCGATTTTTTTGCGCTCTTGGGCCGAGAAGCCGACCGAAGAGTTTCTGCATAAAGTTTCCTAGTTCCATTTCGCATGGAAGCAGTATCCCTACGTCTTCGAACTCCTCTGCCAGCCCTTCGTATCTGACGCTCGCTGACCCGAATTCCGTCTGCACAGCCTTTTCATAACTGCATGAGGTTTTGAATCTGAAAATTCATGAGGTTTTAACCTCGTGAACCCCTAGCGTTTCGAGGTTTCGAGGTTTCGAGGTTTCGAGGTTTCGAGGTTTCGAGGTTTCGAGGTTTCGAGGTTTTGGATTTATGAAACTAAAGCTTCTTGCGATTTTAAATTTATGAAGCTACAGTCTCCCCCCCAACTGCATAACTTTAAAACTTCCTAAAGCTTCAGGGGCATAGAATGAAAACTGCAAAAGATGTGTCAGATTTGGCCGCGACCTTGACGGCCGCGGCTAGCGCGCCGTTAGTTCCAGCTCAAGCTCAAAAAAGTGCAAAGAAGCAAATAGGGGAGGGGGAAACCATGCAAATGACCCTGCGACCGACGCGTAAGCTCTATGCCATATATGTCAATAAAGCCGCAGAGCGCAGCAAGCTTGAAGGGCGCAACGTGTCGGTTCAAGAAGTCATGCTTGAGGTGCTCACGAAAGGAGAACATGTATGAGCAATCTCATTTTTATTGGGGGGCAGAAGGGAGGTGCAACCAAAACTACCACGGCTCACTTAATGTGTTTAGGCGCCATCTTGCGTGGGCAACCTGCCGCTTACGTTTTGACTGATCCCCATAGAAGCCTAAAACCAGAGGGACGTCCTTATGGCGTCATGGACGGCCGGGACGGTAATGATCTGGCGAGAATCATTACCGCGAGTGGGAGTACTAAAAATGGATGGTTGATTGTTGATGGAGGAGGAAACCGACCTGACTTCGACAGGGCTATTGCTGAGCAAGCTCATTTAACGATCTTGCCCTTCCGTGATTCTGAAGAAGACGTGGAGGCAATTTCCCGCGATCTATCGGCAATGCCCAATGCTGTTGCGCTGCCCTCAGCTTGGCCTACCAATAAGCGTGCACAAGACACTGCGCAAAAATTCATAGATGCACTTGATCAAGTGTTTCCTGGCCGGGTCATCCGAACCCCTATTTTCTTTGTTCATTCAACATTGGAGTTGGTTGGGAAAAAATTGGATAGCCCCTCAACTCCGGTACGCAATGCAGCGAGACGAGCTTATGGCATTTTGGCTGATCGTCTTGAACAACACATTCGATAGCTTGAGTTAGAGCATTCGAGGGCATGCCTCCATGAGTGTCGAAAACACCAGTGAATCAGCAGCGGCGCTGCACGATGGCAGGCGATCAATGTCGACCGTGCACAGTTGTACGGCGAGAGCGACTCCGTCGCAGCGGTTGAGTTTTCGCCACGACGGGTTCACAGTCTCAAAGGGCTCGCTTCCCTGATCGTGAGGATGCACATGACCACTGCCCACCTTGTACCTCCTGCGGATCCGGGTACCGACCTGGCGCAACTGCACGCCGAGGTAGCCGCTTTTAATGCCGAAATGCGCCAGACCACGCCGGCCGACCCGCGTAGGGCTTGGCTGCCGTTTGGTCTCGGTGCCGCCTTCGCGCTCGTTGTGTTTGTTTTGGTCACGCTGTTGCCGCGTCTGGCCTGACCCTTTTCTCCGATGCACCCCGAACAGGCCGCCCCGAAGAAGTGACCGCCGGGTTACGAATAACACCGTTTATGGTAAACGACCCCCGTCACTTGAACCCGTGCCGGGGGTTTTTTTTTGTGTCGGAGATAATCAAAAGTGCTATAAGTGATATATCATTTATGCCTAAAGTGATTTTACGCACTGCCCGCCCCTCACTCGAAAAGGACAACGACCGCCATGACCCTGCAGCCCCTGCCACCCGACGCCCTGGAACTGCGCATCGCCACCCACCCCGAGGTGCTGCTGCCCTGTCCCTTCTGCGGCCGCGCGCCGCTGCTGGTCTCGGCCACCCATGCGCGGCGCCGCCCAGGCCCCAGTCGCTACCAGGTCAAGCTGTTCTGCGTCGAACACTGCCCGGCCCAGTTCGTGCTCCACCACCAACCCAACCGCGAAGCCGCCCAGCGCGCCCTCATCGCCCAATGGAACCTGCGGGTGCCGGCCTGCGCCTGATCGGCCTGAAACCGTCTGCCCCATGATCACTCAAGCCCGCGCGCCATCTGGTACCCTTGCCCGCTGGATTGAAGGGAAAGAGACGGGGCCATGGCAGCATTTGCATACGCGGGGACAGCGCAGCTGTCGGTGATTCAGGAAGACGGTTACGAGCCCTCGACGCTGGTCGAGGTCATGTTGCGCGAAACCCTGCCCGGGGTGTTCGAGCTGCATATTCCACCCAACCTGCCCGCCGCCCAGGCCGCGGTGTGGGTGCGCGTGACCCTGCCCGATGAACGCTCCTTCAGCGGCGCGGTACGCTACCTGTCCGCCGACACCTTGACCTTTCGCCTCGATCGGACGGAGCCGGCATGAAACGCAAAGGCTACGACGAAGGCAGTTTTTTCGACCTGGTGCGCGACGGCGCCGTGCGCGAAACCAAGGTGACGCGCCTGGTGACCGCCAAGGGCGAGGAATGGGCGTTGTACTTTCGCCTGGGTGGCCTCGCTTCGCCCTGGCACACCATTCGCTCCCAGCGTGAAGCCGTGCGCACCTGGGCCAGGCTCGACACCCTGGCCAAATTTGCCAAAAACGCCGGCGTGCCGGCGTTTGTTGTCGAGCCGTAG